CTTTTCTGCGGCTGTAGTAGGTTCATATAATGTCTCACAGATTTGTGCTTTAGGGTTATTGGGATCTTGTATTAACTGATGTCCAGTCACTCTCTCATCACCAGCCTGAGTTATGTCACCAACTCTTAAGTTTGCAGGGCCTGGGCAAGGAACTTCTTTATCTTCCTTTGGAGTTTCAGGTGGTTCAACGTCTGCTTCAGGAGGGCCTAGAGGTTCCCCTGTGTCTACACCACTAACCTGTTCTTCTGGTTCCCCATAAACAGTCTGCCAAGTAAGCTCGTCAGCACGATAATCGGGTGGTTCATAGTATGGCATACCACCATCACACAAAACAACATTCTGATTAGGGTCATCATTTACGAGGGTACTACTTTTATTCTGTGGATTCCTTGCATTTTCTTTGTGTATCTTGACACATCCTGGCATCTCTACAACAGGAACTCCTATGTTTACTGTGACAGGAGGAGTCCAAGGAATTGCCTGTGGAGCAGTTCTCATCCAAGGTGTGTTTATATTTGCAATAGTTACCGTACCAGTTTCTATCGGACTGAGATATCTGAGTCCGCCAGTGCTGTTAATGTATATCTGTGGTATATTATTTGGCGGCATCGGGCAACCTCAAACCCTTTACGGGGCCAGATGTCTGTGGCCATGCGTCTTTTAATTGAGTATATACTTCTTCTGCAACTACTTCTTTTATTTGTTGTAGTTGTAATTCTTGTCTCTTTGCAGGCCCATCTGTTAGATTATCAACCACTGCACCACCACCTACTACTGCACCAGTTCCTACAACTGCCGCAGCACTTCCATAACTAAGAATTTTTTGAATGTCCATTACTCATCATCCTTGTATCTTTCAAGTTCGTTCTGATAATGTTGCCATGTTGCACCACTAGTAGAACCTAGACAGGGGTTAATGCAATCAGGATCTTCGATCACGTTACAAACCAACCCTGCTAAGTCATGAGGGCAGGCTTCTTTTCCCGATTCACGCCAATATAATTGACCGTTAATCCAAGTAGCACCGCACTCATTACATACCTTGAGCATTAGAAACCTAATGGTATGGGTGACATTGGTTCTGTAGGAGTTGGGTTAGAAGGTGCTGGTAAACCTAGACCACCTTTCGTTAGACCTTCAAGAGCTCCAGTACCAGCTCCGTCGCCAAGTATTCCACTCATTCCGCCTGGCATAACAGATTCCATTATCTTGCCTTTGACGTTTTCGATAATCGCATCCTTGCGTATGAATACATACCCAACAGTACCAACGACGGTGAGAGATATAACACCACTAGCAATAGCGATTCCATTTACGATTTTCTGTAACATGATTATTTTTGATCAGGGACAATTTTCACAGGAGCCTGTTCTATACGAACTACCTGTGCAGGGGCAGTCTGAGATGCCTTTTCAATGAGGATCTCCATATCTTTTTTAGATATGTTTGCACCACCACTAGATCCACCATTACTCTTACTCTTTCCAGCTTGAACGCCGAAAGTTGCTAGCACGCCAGTAAAGACAGATGCTATGAAAGTTGGATCAAGATCTTGTTTTGGTATTTTAAGAGCTGGTGGCAATTCGACGTATGCGAGAGTTAATATCGCACCACTCCAGACCAAGATGCCTAGCCGTACAAATGTACTCAGGATCATCATCTGCTCTTCTTTGTCTTCCGCAGCTTCTTTTAATTTACCAATTAGACCTTTTGGCTTATCCTCTTTGGGAGGAGTCTTTGTGTCTGCCATAGTAAAATATAGTTATCCTACTATATATCAGAGTTTGAATCCGCTAAATGAATTCTTCTTCATGTCTTGTTTTATTCCACCAACAACATAAGATTCTACCTCTGTTTCCTGTGGTGCAACTTGTAATCCCTTAGATGAGATCCAATGTTGTGTCCAAGGTAATGGATTGTTTCTTAATGGTTGATCATATATGGGATCAAGACCAAGTGCTTTCATTCTCTTATTGGCAATCCACTCAACATATTGGCTGAGTAGTTTATCGTTAAGACCTATCATACTACCATCTTTGAATAGGTACTCTGCCCATTCCTTTTCTTCTTTTACTGCGTTTTTAAACATAGTAATAACATTATCCTTTTCCTCTTCTGCTATTTGTTGCATCTCTGAATCATCACCATTGATCCAGTTTTTCATTATGTTCTGTGTGAGAACTAGATGTTGGTTCTCGTCTCTTGAGATAAGAGATATAATTTTTGCCGATCCTTCCATAAGTTTGAGTTCGCCAAATGCAAACGAGCAAGCGAACGAGACATAAAATCTAATACCTTCGAGGATGTTGACATTGGCTACTGCACGATAAAGTAAGCGTTTAAGATGCTTCATTTCATAAGAAGCAAGGAAAGAACCTTTACGGTCATCTTTCCATAGGTTACCTGTATCCCATTCATGTGCAGCGTTTATGAAAGTATCGTAAGATTCTGTAACACTTGCTGCCCTTTGTAATATGTTAGGATCACTTAAGATAGTATCAAAAACTTCTCCTACATCAGGGTATACATTTTTAATTATATATGTGTAAGATCTTGAATGTATCATCTCCATAAACGACCAACATTCCATACATGCTTCCAACTCAGGTAAAGAACAGTATGGTAGGAATGCCATACTAGGTGCTCTACCTTGTACAGAGTCAAGCATGATCTGATACTTCAAGTTAGAAGTAAAGATGTGCTTCTGTTCTGGTCTTAAATCTTTGAAGTCACCAAAATCTTTTTGTAGTGATACTTCTTCTGGTCTCCAAAAGTATCCTAACTGTGTCTTTGTAAGACGTTCAAATATAGGATACTTGTATTCATCATATCTTTGTACACCGAGTGGTTTACCAAAAAACATAGGTTGTTTCTTGGTGTCATGGGGTTCAGTATTGAACACTGTCATCCCATTTAAAGTATTAGATTGCACAGGCTTCACAATCCTCCTCTGCTGTTTCTAGTTCTGCTAATAAACATTCTACGTTGCTCTTTGGTTGTGATAAGTTTATTGGTTCTTCAATTTCATCACTCTTCATATCATTGGTGTTTTGATAGTAAGATGTCTTCCAACCATACTTATAAGTTGTGAGTAGGTCTTGTGCCATAACACTCACAGGTACATCATTATCTGGATAGTCGGCAGGATTATAACTCCAGTTACCAGAAATTGCTTGGTCAAAGAACTTCTGCATAACTGCTACAACATTTATATATCCTTTGTTGCCTTTCATCTCCCACAAGAGAGTGTAATTATTCTTCAGAGACCCATAAGACGGAACAATCTGCTTAAGAGGTCCTTTCTTTGACTTCTTAATGGACAGATAATCTCTTGGTGGTTCGATTCCATTGGTTGCGTTTGACACAACGGAACTGCTCTCTGATGGCATCTGTGCTGACAGTGTGGAGTGCCTAAGTCCGAACTCCTTAATGTTATCCCGTAAAGAATCCCAATCATAGTTGAGGTTGTTTGGTACGATGTCGTCTACATCTTTTTTGTATGTATCTATTGGTAGAATTCCATCAGCATACTTTGTTCTTGAGAAGTTACCACATGCTCCCTTCTCCTTTGCTATTGTATTAGATGCTTTGAGTAGGTAGTATTGGAATGCTTCAGTTAAATCATGTACTAACTGCCATGCATTTGGATCCTCGTATGCAACCCCTTGTCTTGCCAAATAATGTGCCAACCCTATGAAACCTATACCAAGTGATCTTCTCGTCTTTGTAGCGGATTCTGCTGCTGCCACAGGGTACTTTTGATAGTCAATTAATTCTTCTAGTCCTCTGACAGATAAATCACATAGTTCTTCTAGGTCATCTAGTTTAGTTAACTTACCTACATTGATAGCAGATAGTATACACAATGCTATTTCACCCATTTCATCATCTATGTGATCAACTGGTTCAGTAGGTAGAGTAATCTCCTGACAGAGGTTACTCATACGTACTGTATCTTTAAATGAACTATGACTATTACAATGGTCAATGTTCATAATGTATAGACGACCTGTCTCTGCTCTTTCTTTTAATAGATCTAAGACAAGTTCTTGTGCTCTAACAACTTT